AAAAAATTACCGAAAAAATTAATCAATTAACCAAAGGTTGATTAACTAATTTGTTTAGTTAATAAAAATAAGTTAAAACGCTTTCATTGTTTTTTAATTTATTTCTTCAACGAAAAAATTAATCAATCAACCTTCGGTTGATTGATTATTTTGTTTTGTTAAATTTTTTTAAAGTAATTAAAATTATGTATGGTGTATGATATAATTTAATAATTTATCTAACTCTTACTCTATTTTGTTCTATTAATCTTTGTTTTTCGTAACAAGATCTACATTTTGTGCTATTCATTCCTAATAAATTTTGAAAATTATCAAACTCACATTTACATTTATTACAAATTGTTTTACCTTCTTGAACTATTGATTTTAATTGAGATACTTTAATTAACTTACTCTCATCTTTTTTTCTAGAAACATTTAAGCATTTTTCACATTTGGTGTATCCTTCAAGAATTGGATTTAAACAACCTCTATCAATATTACATACATTTATTCCTTGTTGTGATAAAATTTGATAATTATAATATTTTTTATGTTTTCCACAATATTTATCAAATTTTTGTTTATTCACGCAATTCTCAATAATACATTTATCATCTTTGAATTCCATTATTTATGTTGTAATTGTATTTAGATTTAAATAAATAATTAATAATTTTGATAAATAAAAAATGGTAATTCAATTTTATATAAAAATTTTTTTAACAAAAAACAACAAATAACGCCTACGGAATTATTTGTTGTTTTTTGTTGAAGAAGAAAATAAATAAAAAACGATTTCAGCGTTTTCAAATTTAATTATATTTTTGTTATATAATAAATTGATAGTATCTATAGCACTATTAATTACGATTGTTTTAAATAAAAATTATAAATTGAATATTTATAATTGTATAATATTTTTTTTTTATTATATTTAAGTTACTATTAAAATGAGTTGTTTATATAACGGAAATTGTAAAAAATTATGTGATAATAATGAATGTATGATATGTTATAATAATTCATTAGCAAGTTATGATAATAAAAAAGTTGCTTGTTTATTAAATGAAAATCCAAGAAATATATTTAAAAATTCAGGAATGATTAAAAATTTTATATGTTATCAATGTAATCACCAATTTAAAATTAGAATTTGTGATATAACTTCACAGAGACAAAGTTGGTGTCAATTTTGTGCGAATAAACTATTATGTAATGAAAAAAATTGTTATATTTGTTATAATAAGAGTTTAAAAAGTATATTAGTTAAGTTTAATAATTTAAATATTATTGATAAAGATGCGTCATTAATATTTAAAAATAGTAATATTTTATTAGATTTTGAATGTAATGATTGTAATCATATAATACAATTAAAACCGAATAATATAAATTATAATCATAATTGTGGTTATTGTAGTATACCAACAAAAAAATTATGTAATAATGATAATTGTAATTTTTGTTTTAATAAATCATTCGCAAGTTATAAAGATAAAGAAAAAGTAAAATGTATAATTGATGTAAATCCTAGAGAGATATGTAAGTATTCACATACAAAATATAATTTTATATGTAATATATGTTTTCATAAATTTGAAATAGCAATTAAGAATATTACAAAAGATAATAATTGGTGTTGTTATTGTTCTAATACAAGATTATGTGATATAAAAGATTGTTTTTATTGTTTTAATAAATCATTTGGGAGTATTGAAAATATAAATATTTTAAATAGTTTAATAGATGATAATCCTAATAAAATATTTAAGTATAGTAATAAAAAATTTAAATTTAAATGTTATAAATGTGATAATATATTTGAAGCAATAATTTCATCAATAAGTATGGGTCAATATTGTCCTTATTGTAAGAATAAATCAGAACAATTATTATATGAATATTTATTGACTATATTTGTAAATGTAGAAAGACAGAAAAAATTTGATGATTTATATAATAGAAGAAGATTATCTTATGATTTTTATATAGATGAATTAAAAATTTTAATAGAATTAGATGGGATACAACATTTTACTAATACAGGTATATACAAAGATTTTAATAAAATAAGATATAATGATAATATAAAAATGAAATATGTTATAGAGAACAATTATAATTTAATTCGTATATATCAACCATTATTATATAAGAGTAAATATAATTGGAAAAAAGATTTTGAAGATAATATTAATTCAATTAAATTAAATTTAAATTTAAAAAAAATTTATTATATTTGTTGTAATAATGAATATAAATACTTTAAAGAAAATTTTTTAGAAAATTCTAAACAATTATTTGTTCACAAAAAAATTAATGAATTTTTTTGTAAATAATAAAAAATATAAAAGTATTTTGTAAAAATATTTTTCACAATTCTGCCATACCACTCTTAATTGCTATATGCAAGTCCACCCATTCCGCTCATTATTCTTAATACATTATAGTTGGTAGCGAAAACTCGGAGTTTAGCACCACCGGGTTGGGCAACAACTTCGTTACAATTTAACCATAAAGTGGCGTTATCAATACGAGACATATTGACAGTTCCACTTGGTTGATGTTCTTCGGGTCTTAAACCGAAGGAATAGACATTAATACCTGGTGAATCAGGAATGTTGGTGTGGTGTTGATAAGGTTGAACTAAGTTGAAATAACTACCATCTCTTTCTTGGAAGCGATCGTGTCCGTTAAGTTGAATTTTAGCAGAACGAACAGGGTTCTCTGCACCATCTCCACCAAAAGTAAATTCAGCAACATCTCCAACTGGAACAGGGCATCCTTGTTCTTGGCAAGCAACAATTCCAACTGGTTCAGTAGTATAATTATTCCATTCGTGTGCGGCTTCCACTGCTGCAGTTTGAACTGTCCAAACAAGTTCTTTGACAGGGTGATTGAAGTTAAGACGAGATTTAAGAGAAGTTGAACTGAAACTTTCTTCACCAGTGAATTGTAATTGTTCAATTAAATATTCGTGTGAAACTTGAGCAAAACGGCGTCTTTCTTCAGTATCTAAGAAAATGTAGTCAACAAAAATGGATGCATCAGGCAATGAAGCAGGTTGGATAGTTCCAGTAGAACATTGTCCATTAACTTCATTTCCATCAACAATCACTAATCTGTTTAATGCTTCAAATTCAATGTTGATTTTGACTTCGTGATATTGAAGAGCAATTAAGGGAAGAGCTAAACCAACATTACGGCAGAACCAAGCTTGGAAAGGAATGTATAAGCGATTAGCAAGTTGAGAAGAAGATGGAACACGAAGTGATTCAGGTGATTGACCAATCATTTTTTTGTAACCAGCTTTTTGACCAGCAGGAATGGTAAGTTGATACCAAATTTCTAACCAATGGTTGTAGTGTTTGTCAATTCGTTGACCTCCAATTTCAATTTCATAGTTTCTCATTAAGAAGTGACCTACATTGTCAACCCATCTAACACAACCTGCATCAGCAGTAACTTCAGGTAATGAAGTTTGTAAATATACACGATGGATTAAATCACCATTACGAGAAATAGTGCAAGAAACACGGCGATTGAAATCAGCATTGCCATTTAAAGTTTGTTCAATTGCTTCAATAGCAAAGTTAGAATGGCGACGATATACAATCTTGAAAAAAGTAATTTGTGGATTACCAGTAAGGTAAATATCTTGAGCACCATAGGCGACTAATTGCATTAAACCTCCTCCCATTGTTAATTATATAATTATATCATAGAAAAAAATTTTACATTAAAACGCAATAATTAGAAAATAATTTTTAATATTTTTATTCCTTTTTTAATAAAAAAATAATTAAATAAAATTTTTTATTTATTATGAAATTAATTATATACTTTTTAACAAATAACAAAGTTATTTGTTAAAAAAAACCTACAATTAATTATTTAATGCAAAAGGCGTTAAATAAATAGAATGAATGGTTTTACCATTCATTCTATTTATTTAATTACTTATAGAATTAATTCAATTCTTTGAATTGAATTAATTAATTATATACTCGATATAAAATCCCATCCCAATTCTTGACATATTCCTTGCCATATTTTATCTTGTTTATGTAATTTCTCTCTACATTTTAACAATGGAAATTGTTTTTTTAATTCATCAAATCCTAATAATTCTAAAAATTTATACAATACATAACTATATGACAAAAAATTTTTCCTCTTTTTCTGTATCTTCGCACACGAACGAATAAATGGTCCTTGTATACTTCTAAACATATTTCTTAATGTTTCTTCTAATTCAGGAGGAATTTGTGGTGGATGTATTCCATTTATTTTATAAATAATATGTGATATATTTTCATAATATCTTGTTAATCCTAATTTTTTCATTATCTCTTTCATTTTCTTTTTCTTTAATTTTTTTAAATTACAATTCTTCTCCTTCTTTAACTCCAATATTATTAAATCATATACATCCATCGGTATATCACTCGTCTCCTTTGCTTGAAATTGATTTAACCATTGATTAAAATGATTTATTCTTTTATAAGCAAAGTAACTCACTTCAGGTGGCGGTTCTTTATAACTAGGTCTATCACTATCTACTATTAAACGATCTATTCCACAACATAATGGACAATAATATTTTCCCTCATTAATTAAAATCTCTCTTTCCACATTACAATCAGGACATAATGTATGATTTACTCTTTTAATTTCAGGGTCATAATATTTTGTAATTTGATGTATATATTCATTATGTAAATCACTTTTTTGTGTAAATTTTTTTTTTTAATCACATTCATCTGTGTCTCATATATATCACATTTATTTACTTCATTTTCTTGAACATTCTCATTACTATTTTTATTTTCACATTCATTCTCATCACTAACACCAAAAAAATATAATATATTATTCTTTGATTGTATATTATTAATTTTTGGTTTTGTTTGTATATTTTTTGTTTTACTATTTATATTATAATTAATAATATTTATTTGTTTCATATCATTTTCCTCTGTATCACTATCTGATAAACTTTCTTCCATATCACTATCATCTAAATCACTTTCCATATCATATTCATCAATATCTTTATTGTTTGGTATATTTTCATTTTCTAATATATCAACATTATTTTCAAAAAAACTATAATATTGAAATAAAATATCATCTACACGATTATAATATTCATTTTCTTCAACTGAATTATCTAATTTCTTTATTTCTAGTTTTAAATCATCTATTATATATCCTTTTTTTCTTAATTCTAAATATAATTGTCCTTTTTGTTTTTGATAATCTTCAAATTCATTTATATTAATTTTATCGCATTCTAATTTATTTGTAATCTCATTATAATCAATAAAAATATTATCATACTCTTTTTGATATTTAACTAATAATAATTCTTTATCTATTTTTTGACATTCTAATTTATTAAAATATTCTATCATCTCATAATGTTTATAATCCAAAGTTTTACGATCGGTTGTTTTCTTTTTTTTTTTAACATTATATATTTTTGAATCGTTATTCAAATTACTTTTTAAATTAAATAAAAACATTTAATTATTTTATATAATATTTTTTAAATAAAACCGACATATATCTAGAAATACAAATTTAAATAAATCTTGATAAATCATAACTTTTTGTTCCACTTTGACTTACAAATTCAGGTCGCCTCATTATTTGATATGGATTTGATACATCCGCCAAATATTGTATATATTGTTTCACATTTGAAAATAATTTTGGAAATATATCTTCATAAACTTTTTCATTTAAATATCCAATTTGTTGTTTGATACTAACTGGTAAATTTTTTGAATATTCTAAATATATACTTCTCATTACAATTAATAATTCATTTTCACATTGTTTTCCTATTACAAATTTTTGATTTGATGCTTCATAAACTAACCATTTTAATTTATTTTGAATTATTTGAATATTTTGTTCGCTAAAAAATACTTTACTTAAAATAGAATTTTCTTGTATTCCTTTCAAAGTTGTATTTACGAATGAACCTTGTTTACAAATCTCATTAGAAATCATTCTGTATTCAGGAAAATTCTTTTCTTGTAAATTAAATAAATTATTATCAATTAATTCTCTATCTTGAACTGCTTGTTTCCATAAATCAGGATATTTTTGAAATATATATGCTCGATCACCTTGATTAGCAAAAGCAAGGTCTTTTACAGGAATTTGTTTACTTGGTATAAATGTTTGTGTATTAATATTACTATTTCTAATATTCATTATATAATATATATAGATTGTATTTTTATTAATAAATATATATTAAAAAAAAATGAATATATAACTTCAAATGAGTGTTCAATATTATTTTTATAAAAAAACTGGTGAAGTTGTTTTTGATAAAACAATTTTAACTAGAAGATGTTCTGAAAAAAATAATCCAAATAAAGTTGTTGAAAGTTTATATGGTATAAATCAAGGTAAAACATATATTGTTTCAAATTCACAATTAACAAATATTACTACAAATACTCCATTAAATATATGGGAAAAAATACAATTAAAATCTGCACATTTATCAAAAAATAAAAAACGAATTCAAGATATAATATATAATATTAAAAAAGTTCGTGGAAATAATTATCCACCAAAATGGAAAGAATTTTTAATTGGAGATTATGGAACTGATAAATTATATGAATCAGATACTAGTAGTTCATCAAGTATTGATACTGAACAAGATATAAATTTATTAGATAAAAATGTAAATATATTTACTATTAATTTACCAAAATTATTAGGAATAACACCAAATAATGATTTTACAATGCCAAACAATGTTAATAAAGGAAACATTAATAAAAGTGAAATAAGATTTGAATTTCAAGAATTTGGAGGTGTTATTATTCAAATTGTTGATTTTTTAACTAGAATTCGATGGAAATTATTAATGAATGAACAAGAAATGATTACGATACCAATCGGTTCAATTATTTATTTCGACAAACCTTTTGAAAAAGAATTGTTAATTAATAGTGAATTAAAATTAAGTAGAAAAGAATTATTAGAAAAAATTATTGAATGGACTAAAGAAAATATAGAAGAATTAGGTAATAAATATGATATTGATAATTTCGGATTAGAAAAAATAGAAATTGTTAAATTTGAAAAGAAACAAATTCTTAATCGTTATATTATAAAATATTTATATGAATAATTTAATTATTTATTTTACTATCAATAAATAATTTAATTTCTTCAATAGCATTTCTATCACCTTCAAATGTCATTTTTTGACCATCTTTTGTTTCAAAAATAATAGTTGGAAATCCTTTAACACCATATTCATTAGTTGTTTGTTTATTTTCAACAGCGTTTACTTTAACAAAATTTACATTTGGATAATTTTCTTTTAATTTAATAATTAATTGTTCCCAAACAGGATTGTAAGAATTACAATAAGAACAATGAGGACTAGAAAAATAAATTAATTTAGGATTTTCTACATTTAAAAAGTTTTCTTGATTGGCAAAATTTTCTTTATGACCAAATATATATAGTGATTTGATTTTTTCATCCCATTCATCATTTTTAACAAAACGAATTGGTATATAATCACAAATAACACATTGTGAAACAATTGAACACCAAATGACTAATATTGCTAATAAAACAATAATTTTACCAATTAAAGATAATTCACTCCAAAATTTAAACATATAATATATAATATATAATTTTTTTTACATATTATTTTTTGAATGTTGTATATCATAATCTATTTGACGAATATCCTCAAAAAATTCTTCTAAAGTATTGGTTTCATTAATAGGTTGATAATTATTAAAATTATTACTTTCTTCTTCATTTCTACTTCTTTTTTTTGATTTTTTTTTTAATTCAGTATTTAAAAAACTTTCACCTTTATTCGTTTTCATAAATTTATCAACTTGATCGGTAATATAATTTGGTGTATCAACTACCATTTTAATTGGAACATATTGACAAACAATACATTGGGAACAAACACTACAGAAGATTACTAAAAGACCTAACCAAAAAATAACTTTGCCGATAAATGATAATTTAGAATAAAATTCAAACATATAAAGTATATAATTAACAAATAAAAAAAAAACAAAGTTTTTTTTTATTTGATTTTCTAGATTTTAATTAATTACGCCAAAGGCGTTATTGTGTTGTTGTTTTGTTAATTAACAAATATAAATAATCTAAAAGAATTTTTATATTTTTTACTACCAACCTCTTCTCCATAATGCATAATTTCCTTCATTAATTTCTTCATGATTATTATTATTTCTATTTAATATATCTCGTCTTAAATCATATTCATAATAATATAAATCTAATATAGTTGTTGAAGCATCATCATTTAACATCAAAGGATAATTATTTAATGTAACTAGTTTTTTATAACTTGAAGTTCGAACCGCAACTGGATTTGAAACGATAGTAGCACTTGTTGTATAAAATTGTTTATGCATATTTAATTCTGTAAGTTGATATTTTTTAACTTGTAAATTTAAAACTTTGTATTTGTCTCCATTTGTAGTTATTAATTCATATATATCAATACATTTATTTAATAAATTTTTTAATACTTTACGATATAATTCATCATATTTATTATCATAAAAAATATTAGTTAAATTTAATACATTATCTAATTGAAAATCTGTTACATTTTCGTTTAAGTTAATATCTTTAAATTGTTCATTATTACGACGATAATAATATTGCATATGTATTGTCTGTAAATAATTTTTTCTTATTTCTTGTTGATGAATAAAACTCTTATCAATATAATCAGTTATATTTTCTAATGAAACACTTACAATAAACATATTTGTATCTCTAAAATGTTTTGTATAAACTTTATATTTAATACCTAAATTATTTGACATTATTATAGTTTTATTTTTCATATCATATGATTTAAATTTAATTGGAGAACCATCTAATGAAAATATGTGAGGTTTTCTTTTATAAAATTTACTTTCAGTGTTTGGTTGATAAAAATATGTTTTATCATTTCTATAATTCCATAATTCACAAAATAAAGTATTTATATTAGGTTCAATAATTTCATCAAAATATAATCCTATATCTTGTAATTGATTTTGTAAATTATAATAGTTATCAAATAAAGGTCCATCTACTTTATCTGATAAATTAAAATACATTTTAATGTTCAAAGGCAAACATTGTTCTGTATACATAATTCCTAAATCAGCGTCAGGAATTTGTATAGGAGCAGGTTGTTCATATAAACCTCTTACATTTTCTAATGCATTATTATTTGGATAAAAATTTCTAATATTTGTTAAAACATTTTGGTTTTCTCTGTTAATAAATCTTTTATAATTCATATCCAAATATGTAATCGCCATTCGTTTTAAATTAATTTTGTTATTTTCATTATACCTTTCTAATCCTATTATTTCAGGGTTTATACTCTTCATATCATTACTATATTGAATTTCAGTTTCTAATGTTGTTTTAATTTTTAATTTATCTTGATTAACAAAAAAATGGTTTTGAAATTCAGGAATTGCTTGCATATTTGTATCAAATTTAGTTTCATTCGCAAGACTAACATATTGAGAAGTTCTATAATTTTGTAAAGTCATATCTCTAACATCACCACCATATTTAATCAAATCACTATTATTAATATAACCAATTGACATTATATATATATATTATTATTGAGATAAATATTTTCAATAATTTTTTTATGAGTTAATGTGTTTAGACAATCATTGATAAATTGTTTATCTATTTTATATGGTATTTTATAATTGAAAGGGTCAATTAATCGTAAATAATTAAATTTTAATATTATCATTTCAAGTTTTCTTTTAAATTCTCGCACACCTTCTTCTTTGTAAGTAAAATTGTTTAATATCTCAGTTAAAATTTCATTTGTAAAAATTATATCATCTATATGTAATCCAACATTATTTAATAATTTTTTAATTAAATAATTTTTAGCGATTATTAATTTTCCTTCATTTTCTATTTTATCAGTTTTAATTATATGAATACGATCTTTTAACACAACATTAATTTTACTTTCATCATTAAAACTAAATATAAACATACATTTACTAAAATCAAATGGAATTCCACTAAAATATTTATCATATATTTCATCATTTTGTGAAAAATCAGTTAAATGTGTTAAAATACCAATTATTTCTTCTCCGTGTTTTGTATTACTAACTTTGTCTAATTCATCAAAGTAAATAACAGGATTCATACATTTTGCATCCATTAATATTTGAATTAAACGTCCCCACATACTTCCTTCATATGTGAAATTATGACCTTCTAGATGACTACCATCAGATAAACCTCCTAATGAAATCATACTAAAAGGACGATCAAGAGATTTACAAACACCATCTCGTATCAAAGATGTTTTACCATTGCCAGGTGGTCCTTGAACACCAATAACATTTCCTTGAGAATTTTTATTACTAATAAATTGTGAAATCATTTGAATAATAAATTCTTTACATTCATCATGACCATATACAGAATTATCTAAAGTATTCTTTGCTTTTTCTAAAAATAAACTAATTTCATCTGAATTATTAACATCAAATGGATACTCTTTATAAATACCAAAGGGAACTTTTAATATACCATTAATCCATTGATTCCATTTATTTCTTTCACCACCAATTGGTGGAATATCTTGTATTTCATCATATTTATTTAGAACTTTTGATTTAATAAAATCAGGCATTTTACTATCTAAAATTTGAAATCTTAATGGAACATTACTCGTTTCTAATTTTTTCAGTAAATTATATTGTTTTTCATATTCTTTCACTTGTGGTTTATTTAATTTTTGAATAAATAATTCTTCTTCTTCACTTAAAATATTATTAAAACAATTTTCTTTTAATTTATTGGTATTTTTTTTTGATTTATTATTCCAATTTCTGCCACACAATAAATCAAATATTGAAATTGTTTCAACTTTTTTAATTTTAGAAATTGTTTTATAATTATTTTTATTTAATTTTTCAGTTTCTAAATCAGTATCAGTATTATTTTCAATATCACTTTCAATATCACTAACTGAATCAATATCTTCCCATTCTTCATTTTGATTTATATCATTTTGTTCATTTAAATTTTTTTTTGATTTTTTAAGGTCACTAAAAATTTTATCATCAATATTTTTATTTTGATTGTCTTTTGAATTAATGAAATTATTATTGAAATTCATTAATTAAGTATATAATTAATTTTTTAATATTTTTTTAATAAACGCCTATAATTATCTAGACGCTACTAAAAGTAGCGTATATACATTTAAAATATACGCCGTAGGCGTATATTTTAAATATCTAGCGTATATATTTTTATTTGTTACTATTAACGAAAATATTAAAATGGAATATGTGGAGCATAAACATTTTCAAAATCTAATAAACACATTTCACGATTTAAATTATCCATTCCTGCTTTTCTTCTTAAACTTCTATCTTTTAATATTAAATCACTATCTTTGGCATATTCATCAAATTTTTGTAAACAAGTATCTTCTTTTTTAGGTGGAACAAATGTGCTTGCTGGTAAATCCATATAACTATGATATGCTAGATTAGGATTACCATTTTTATTATGAATTACTTTTGCTTTTTGGTATTCACAACGAGTTTCAACAGGTAAAATATCTCCACTTGAATTTAATGACGCATTACTTGAAGGAAATTCTTCAAAGTTTTCAATTGAAGTAGCAGGTAATGATGTATTGGGAGGAGTAGCATTCATTCTTCTAGATGTAAATCTCGGTGCTTCACTTGATAATTTTTGTTGTATTTTTTGAGCGGTTTGTCTTTGTTTTTGATTAAAAGTTTGTGAAACTGGATTTATACTTAAATTTGCTAAATCAGTAGGTGAAGATTCAAGATTACTTAATTGACCAGCAACAGGAGATATCCAATTGCCTTTTATTTGTTTATCTCTTAAAAATGTAGCATCATTAGTTCTGTCATATTGAATTGTTTTTAAAATATCATTTCTAAATTGTCCTTTATAAATAGCACTATCATCTGCTAATGGGTTCCATTGTGATGGCAAAGGAGGGTTTTGTAAAGTTCCTCTTCGACTTTGTCTAATCATTTGTGATGGTTGAATGTAATTAGGTGCTTCATCTAAAAAATTTGGAAATCTAGCAGGACGATATCGTGCTCTTTGTTCTACTGAAAAAGGATTTTCAGCGGATGGTTTAGGATTTGCTTGATAAATTCTTCTTCTATCTCTATCTTGGGCAGGGATATATCCTTGTTGTTGAGCAAATGTTCTAAAAGCACCTAAATTAGATTGTTGTCTACTTTGTTCCATTTGAGGTGTCATAAAATTATTTGGTGAAAATTGTTTTTGAAATTTATATGGATACATTTGTTGTTGTTGAATAACATCAGGTTGTAATTGTATTTCTCTTTCAAAACTAATTTTTGATTTTAATTTGTCACTTTGTATATCTTCAAAACCTTCTACATTGGATTGTAAAAAATTATTGGCAGTTTGATTGGTATATTCAGTTTGTTGGTTTGTTTCATCTAATTGTAAAGTTTTATTATCTTTAACAATTTTTTTCATATGATTTAAAGCATTATCTAATAAATAAACTCCTGATTTAATTCGTAAATCATCATTTTTTAACATTAAATCATTGCCTTTAGGTGTGCAATCATAACTTCTACATAATTCAAATGGATCATTTTTATAAATTGTTGAATTCATTAAGATTATAAATTAACAAATAAAAAAAAACTAAAGTTTTTTTTTATTTGATAATTTCTAGAATTTAAGTTATTACGCTAAAAGCGTAATAACTTCAAAATATTTAAATTAACAAATAAAAAAATCTAAAAGATTTTTTTATTTGTTAATTTCTAAATTAATATATTTAATATTTCGCCATAGGCGAAATATTAAAATAAAAGTTTTAAATTAACAAATAAAAAAAATCTAAAAGATTTTTTTATTTGTTAATTTCTAGAATTTAAGCAATAATGTAATGTAATTAAATTAAATTAAAATTATTAATTTATTTTGATTATAAATGAGTAATTTTCAAAAAGTAGATATTCCAAAAGAAAATAATAAAACTTATGATAAATTAAGAGTTAGTTATCGAAATTTAATTCAAATTATTACAAGTGAAGTTCCAAATGAAATTGCTTCAAATGAAGTTAAGAAAAATTGGGAAAATGTGTATCGTTCTAAAAATGTTAAAAAATCGATTGACAATGATTTAAAATTTTATTGTCAAAGTGTTGAATATACATTTTCAAATATTTATTGGAAAGATTATTTTTTTACTGAAGAAACTATAAAATATTTAAATGAAAATGAAAAGATACAAAGATTTAATCAAGATTTTATTAATAAAATGTCTTTGTATTTTAATATAGTTAATAAAGATGAAAATAATTTTGTTCCACCAAATTTAGAAGATATTAAAAAATATTTATCACCTGATTTTTTTACAAATTTACAAGAAAATATAGAAAAAATAAAAAAATCAACAGAAGAAAATAATACTGATACTGAAAATAAACCAAATTTAGAAAATATAGAATTTCCTGAGTTTATAGTTGATTTAGCAAAAGAGTTATCAAATGAAATAGAAATTCCACCTGAATTAGAAAATATTAATGAACCGAGTGAATTGATACAAAAAATTATGCAAGAAGATGGACAAAAAATGGTAATGAATTTAATGAACAAAGTTAGCACAAAATTACAAAAAAAAATAGATAGTGGACAAATTAATCAAAATCAAATGAAAGAACAAGCACAAGAATGTCTTAATAATCTAATGAAACAAAATCCTGCGATGAAAGAAATGGTCGACCAAATGATTAATGGAATGAAAGGACCTGGTGTGAGTGAATATAAAAGAAATCAAAATAAAGCAAATACAAGAGACCGATTAAGACAAAAATTGGAAAAAAAGAAACAAGAAGCAGAATGTAGTCAAAAACAAGAACAAGTAAATGTTGATTTAAAAACATATAATGTTACACAATCTAAAACAAATAAAAAGAAAAGAGTAAAGAAACAAATGAATAAAGATATTGTTGATAAAGTTGAAGAGGATAATTAATTTTATATATAATTATATGGGTTTATATTTTACAGATCAATATAGTTTATTACATTTTGCTACTGGAATTATAATGTATTTTTGGGGGTTTACTGCTATAACCACATTAATTTTACATACTATATTCGAATTATTTGAAAACACAGAATATGGTATGTATTTTATTAATCATTATTTTAAAATATGGCCTGGTGGCAAACCATATCCTGATTCTATTACAAATTCATTAGGTGACACATTTTATACAATGATTGGTTTCTATTTGGCTAAATATGTTGATTATATAGGTAATGTAAAAAAGTATTATTTCAATATATATATATAATGATTACTATTTTTTATTTTCTAATGGTTTTTATTGCCGTTTTATCTTTTTTAAGTGCTACAATTCCTTATATACAATATACAAGTGAAGTAGAAAGAATTCAATTAAAATCAAAGCGTCCAAAAGGTTGGTAATTAATTTGTAAATTCAGTGTATAATTCAATATCATCTATAAGAGGTAATTCACTTTGTATTATAATAGAAAATGTATTATTAGTTTTATGACTAATTAATTCAATAATTGTTCCAACTTTTTGTAAATCTTTTTTATAAATATTTAATGTTTTCATTTTAAAAGTGATTGTTAAATCATTTTTACTTTTAATATTTTCAATATAGAAATGTAAAATATGTTCTAATTCATTATTTATATCACAATCTATTTGATAGTTGAAATTGTCAATATTTTTTATATTTAAATTGTTTTCATTTAATAATATATATGGAGAAATAATAAATAAACTATTATTGAAATATTGATTGTTATATAAAATTAAATGATTTGAAATATCAATATAATAATTTGATTTATCAATCGTGTCTAATTTATTTTCATATGTAATTTCATTAAAATAATTCATAAATCCAATACTTGAATTTGGATAATAAGTTAGATATTCATAAATTGGTTCAGTATTATTACAAAGTAATTTATTAGTGATAATATCTAAAATACAATAACCAAATCCATTAAATGATATATCAGTGATAACACCATATTTTTGAAAACAATTTTTATATTCATTTTCAATAAAAAAACCTTGTATTGAAATTATTTTACCAATAATATAATTTAATTCAAAACTTGGAACATTATCACCTTTAGGTGTTTTAAATAAACAATTTTCTAAATAAATCGAATAGCGAAAATTGGAACATTGTTGATTAGTAGTTTCAATAATAGATTTTTGACCTTTAACATTTAAAATTTCTTTATTACGAGTATATTGTTCAACACAATATATTGGAAATGTAGGAAATAAATGTTTCATATTAAATTAATATAATATATTATATATTATCTGTTTTAATATGGAATATGAATTTTATGATAGTAGATATGGATTTCCATTAGAATGTATGAATTTTTATGATAAATTAACAAGTTATGAAAGATATTTACATTTAAATGATCCAAATTTAAGAGATTTTTATACAATAGATATTTTTTATCAAATTATTCAAAATCATATATTTGATTGGAATGAAGATTTAAAACAATTTATATTAAGATGTCAAGAATATATTTATGACAAAGTTGAAAATAATACTCTATTAACATTTTGGAGAAGTAGAATACAAACAAGAATTAAAATTGTATTAACATCAGATCAATTAGAATTTGGATTACCATTCACATTAGAAAATTATATATTTATACCATATTCAATGATTTTTAAAAATTATCGTTTAAATAATTATCATCGTATGGCACAAATATTATTTCACGAGAGAATACATATAACACAAAGAATGGAAGGTAAAGCAAATAAAATGAATATATTTACATTATTAAGTGATAAATTAGGATATATATATTATGATACTAAATTTCCTCCATTTATTTATAAGAATGAAGTAGTAAAAAATTGGATACAAAATCCTGATACATATGAACACGGAGTTTGGTTTTATAAATATAAAGATAATTTATATTTTTATATTTTAAATGTAAAAGAATTTAAAGGAAATGAAAAAAGAAAATTAGAGAGAATTGGATTTGTTTATAATATACAAAGTAAATATTGGACACGAACTAATTTTATACCATTTAAAAATAAATTCGCACAATATGAACATCCATATGAAATAATATCAGAAGCATTAGTAGATGCTGTATTTAAAGGATTTTTAATAACTAGTGATAGTGAAGATATTACAAAATGGACAAGCGATTATATAAAATACAATAAATAAAGACGCCTTTGGCGTTTTTATTTATTTACATATATGAATTCATTAACAACCTATGGTGTTAATGAATTAATTATATAAAATACAATAAATAATATTAAAAATGCCTTTAGCATTTTTAATATTATTTGTTAAATAGCTGTTAAATAAAATACTATAAATTATATTATATTAATAAAGACCTTAATCGTTCTCTAACATTTTCTAATTCAAATTGTCTAGTAATATCAGCACCACGACCTGTTCCGTGACTTAAAATCGCATCTTTTGTTGCTAATAATACTTGTTTAGGTAATTCATTTTGTGAAAATTTAGCATATAAAATATCTTCCATTGTTTTACTTTTAATTTCATTCCATTGTTTTAATTGTAGAGATGTTAATTCAATTAATTTACGATTTTTTCTAGCAGTTTCACCATCTGTTGATTGTCCAATTTGATTACCACTATCTACACTAAACCAATATCCTTTTTCAGGATTAACTAATGAAATTTTAGCACCTTGAAATGCGTGTTCTGCTGTATTATATGTTAGTCCAATATATTTAAAAGGAGCGTAATAAAAATTACTTAATATTTTTCTCCAATCTTGAATTTTATTTAATTCTTCATATTTTTTATTATCATTTGGATTAATTAATTTTTCATTAGACCCTTTACCTGCTGGTTTATTTGCAGATTTACTATAATAAAATATTACATCATTTGTTGCCGTTTTATAATCAAATTTATTACTTTGATTTAAACTTACTCGTTCTTCAACTACATTAGATGTAGTAGCTGTTTCTGTTTTTTCTTTTTTCTTACGAGTTAATTTCTTTTTAGGTTGTTCTTCACTAGTTTCGCCTTTTTTACTTAAAGGTTCTTGTGATAATTCTTGTTTAATTCTTTCAACATTATCAGTGGTTAATTTTTTATGTTCTATGGATATATCTTTAGATTTTATATCAACTTGTTTTAAATGAATACTTTTATCTACAATATTAATATAAATTTTTTTCATATTTCTATCATTTAATGTGACATATTCATTTCCTTCAATAAAAATTCTTGATAAAGAATAATCATATACAATATCATTTTCATCAAAATCAAATTCAAATGTGGTTTCTTTTTTATTTGCTAATTTACTTTCATATAATCTCATTGAATCAACAATTTCTTGTTTATATTGACAAGAAATACAAGATAATACATATTGACTATTTTCTTCATTATATTTTGGAAACATCATATTATTACAATAATTACAAAATAAGTTTTCATTATTTAATTGTTCCATTATTATATATTATTAATTAATTTTTATTTATTCTTAAAATAAAAATTAATTCAATTTATTAATTTTCAAAGTAATTATTCAAAGTAAAATTAATTTTTTTAATTAACTATTTACAAATTATACTTATTAGCACAACTATTTAACGACGAACTTTAACAGGTTCAGGTTCTTCTTCTTCTTCCACTTCTTCTTCTACTTCTACTTCTTCTTCATAATTATAACCTGACCCACTTGCTTCTGCTTCTTTATCTGCTACAACAAATCCATCAATACCTTTTTCATTAATTTGAACTTTAACAGATTTTTTTACTGATTCACGAACAATTACTTGTGACATTGTAGGTGAAATATAAATATTACCATTCACTACCCAAATTGTAAAATTAAGAATGCCAATTAGAGCGAGTAATGGTTTCTTCTCATCAAATGTTCTCCATAAAACTTCAAATGGGTCATAAAGTTTCGGTGTATCTTTTTTCTCAGTATCCATATAAACACTCTTTTTATCATTCATTACATATGTATCAATTTTAATTGTTCCTTGATAATCACGAATTTTTACATTCATTTGATTGGAATAACCTTTATCTTTAATCTTTGGTTCTTTTACTAAATGATTGCCAAGTTTATTTTCAATCATCAGTGTCTTTACCTCAGGTTTAAGATTTTCATATTTAGCATCAGTATTTAAAATTTTCTTCCATTCTTTCTTTTCGTCACGAACAATATCAGCAACAATCTTTTCTTCTAATTCTCTCATCATTTTTTCAAAATACTTTACTTCTGATTTATCATCCTCAGGAGTATCAAAAAGAATTGTTGCTGAATATTTATTGTCTTTCTCATTCTTGGTCATACCAAATGAAAATGAAAGAGGTGTTTGAAGATTTAAATATGAATTGCCATCATATAAAATATTAATACAATGAGAACCATTGTATGATTTAGGACGAGAATATTTAATTTTGGATAAATCGAAATCTTGAACGACAACTGCTGTGGATGACATCTTATTGTAAATTTTGTTGAGTTTTAATTAAACTTAATAAAATAGTATTTTTTAAATAATTAAATTAATAAAAATAAAAATTCAATTTTATATTTTTTTTTTTATTTTCTTAATGTAAAACAACATATACGCCGTAGGCGTATAAACAAATCAAATTAATCAATCAACCTTTGGTTGATTTTCATTAAAAAAATTAAATTATATAATATAATAATTTATTTTTTAATTTATTTTTTTTATAAATATTAATATATATATAATGAATATTAATGTTTCAAAATCTCCTTGCCCTAGAATGTTTTATCCTTCTTCTTCAAATTATCTTAATACATTAGATTGTTATCCTAAACCATATCGAGTCACTGGTGTTGTTCCTTCACAATTAAATAATGTAAGCAAATTTCAAAATATTTCTAAACCTATTATT